GAGATCGTTAAATCTGTGCCATCACCCTCAATCTTTTCACCATCATCACCAAACGTAACGCCAACTCCAGAAGGAATGTTCACATCGGAAGTTGCTGTAAGATTAATATCTGCACCAGACGTTACTGTAATGTCTGTATTATTGCCTTCAATCTTTTCACCAGTACCAAAGGTAATCCCTACATCCGCTGGTACTACAACATCTGCGGTAGCAGTAAGATTAATGTTATTACCAGTAATTGTAAGATCAGTGCCATCACCTTCAATCTTTTCACCATCATTGCCGAAGGTGACCCCAATATCCGCTGGGATATTAATGTCGCCCCCTGACCCAACCGTGATCGAAAGGTCTGTACCATCCGACTCAATTTTTTCTGCTGTCGCAAACGTGACACCCACCCCACTAGGAATATTAACATCAGCGGTGGCAGTAAGATTGATATTATTGCCTGCAATAGTAAGGTCCGTGCCGTCTCCCTCGATTTTTTCTCCATCATCTCCAAATGTTAATCCAATATTAGCAGGAATATTTATATCAGCGCCAGATACTAGATATAAATCTGTACCGTCGCCATAGATATATTCTCCGCCTTCATCATATAGATATAGTCGCTTAGAGCTATCTAAGACAACATCATCACTAAACTTAAAGTGGTCCTCATCTTCCATCCATGTAAGAAGGCCATCGGTTGTCTCACCATCAAAGGTTACAGCAATGTCTGTGCCTGACGTACCATCGCCAATGGTGATAGCCGTTCCTAGTAGCTTTGTAACAGGCCCACCTTCAGCAGACGTGCCATCGTGGGTATGTCCAGTAGATGCAGCAAAAGCAGAGACAAGCTGGGAAAATTCATTATTAAAGTCTGCTGCTTGAATTACTTCCCCATCTACAATTTCTGTGCTACTTTGTCGTGTATAGGTTGAACCCATTATCTACGTCCTCCAGTTGTAAATTCTAATTGATACGAATGTATGGTAAAGGGGTTGTTTGAACTATCGTGATTGACTTTAACAGCTAACAAAAATCCTGATCCTTCAATCGCTCGTCTAAAGATAGGAACTCCACTAGACCCATATACTGCGTTATTATATGTCGAGGAAGCACTTCCATAAATTGCAATACCTCCGGGGGAAGTAATGTCAAATTTTGTAGGTTGTGGAACATCCTTATCGTCTGAGTCGTATCTAACCCGAAGTTCTGCAGCAATCGTGCCTTCAACTTCATAGTTTAAAATAACTCGTTGCATTAGCTTTCTAATGCCGGTGTCGCCAAGGGACAAATCAGGAGAGCGATAAACAGCTATAACATTCGTACCGTCAAAAGTATCTCCACTTTCTTGTCGGCGTACATAGCCATCATATCCACCTTCAATGATATATTCGGTATTACTAATAAACCCAGAATCCATTGCAGAAGGTTTGAGTCCCTTTAAATCTGCGTATTCAAATCCCATTGCTCCTTGTGGTGTTCTTCGTAGTGTAGCGAGTATGCCCCTACTATCTGCTGCATCTGCACCAGTTTTAGGATAAAACAATCTATATTGACTTTTGTTTCGGACAATAACAGAAGTAACATTGTCAAAACCAATCTCTTGTATTCTCCGTTGTATTGGCTTCGATACCGTTCCTAACTCAACGTCGCCAATTCTGGCTGTAGCAGCAATCGTTCTCAAACCATCAGGAGATAAGAATAGCAGGTCACCACCTATTTCCTGTACTGAGAAACCATCTGCACAACCCAGTGTTCTAGTTATTGGATCAACTCGCCAGTCAGCAATACTAGAACCTGTTAGGCGATAAATTTTATCTTTACCAAATACAAACAATCCATCACGAAATACTTTTAGTTCAACAATATTCGTATCAACTTTGATCGAACCTGCACCATTCGCTGCTGAAAAGTCTGTTTCTGCAAACGGGGCAGAGAACACAATTTCTTGTGGGTTAGTAGACATCCCCGCAAAGAAAACATGATCTTTAAATACTGCCACTGAAGCTGGATCAGCGGGAGCACCTGTAGCACTTAGAAGCGCATACGTTGAACCATCATAAGTAGCTGCTTGATTAACATCATCCACCATCACAACTTTAGTTGTATTCGTGAAGTTGAACGTATCAAACTTATACCGACCAGCAGATGTACGAGTAGCAATTGAAGAACCCCAGCCTGTACCCGTACTAAATTTTAGTACATTACCCGCAGCAGCAAGTACCCCCTCATTAAAAATCTTAACACCAAGAATCTGATTGGTGCTGTCTACTTGATTGCTATCAAACTTAGCGGAGCCAGATAGCCGCCTGTATCCCCCATTAATGCTGGGTTCAAAGTTTTGTAAAGTTACAGCAGCGCCCGGTGGAATAGAAAAGTCATCTTTATCTAAGATTAACCCACCACTTAAAGAGACTGTAACTGGAGATATTGCAGAAGTATCAGGCATATTTTACTAACTCGCTAAGGTAATTTCTTCTTCAACAAATGCAGAAACCATAAGATCATTTGCAGCACCAGCTTGTGCTTTTAAAATATCCCCTGCCTCTAACATAATGTTTGCATTATCAATCCGATAAATATTATCCGCTGCAACACTAAGGGTGCTTAACAACGAATAGGTGGCACTAGCTGATGTATCAGTCCAAGAAAGTGTAATGTCGGCAGCATTACTGCCATCAACATTCGTAATAAAGATCTCTCGAACTCGTGCGGTAAAATTAGCTGGGCAAGTGTAGACTGCAGTTAAGCTTGTCCCAGTCAACGATACCCCAGCATTTTTTAACCTTACAGCCACCTGAAGGTATCCTTTCTACTTGCCAAATATTTTTAACGCAATAGTGTGTGCTTTATCAAAAGACACACCTTCTTCCATAGCAACTTTCATTGCTTTCATATGTTTTTCCGTATGCCCTGGAACCGTTTTCCCCTGTTTATTTTTATGGGGCTTACGGTGAAGTTTTAAAAGTTCTTTTTGTTTATCCGTTAATTTTTTCATAGGCCCTTCCTGCTAATCACAACGACTACTATTCGTATAGGTAATAGCAGTCGCCTAACCCATTAAGAAACGCTGGCACTAAATGGAGTAGCTTCCGTTCCACTCGCAGTTAGGATACCCTTAACCATATACTGGTTAGAAGCAATATCAATAAGAGTAATTTCATCACCAATAGAAACACCACCTGTCGTAGTACCGTTCAACGTAATGGTATCCGAATCAGAGGCAGTATTAAACGTAGCCACTGTAGTGGCACTATCTTGATGAAGAGTAACAGAACCATCAATCGTATCAGTAGCATCAGCAACCTTAATTACATAGTTGGATGTATTAACAACTGAGACAATAAATTGAAATTCTGCACCAGAACCCGTTGCAGCAGGAAGCGTAAAGGTAGCCGCTGCATCACCACCGACTTCGCCCATTAGCAGAATCCGTCCTGCATGATCGGCATTTGTCAGTGTTGCGGTTGCAGTTAGCGTAACCAAATCACGGATAAATGATCCTCCAAGAGTAGTAGTACCCGCAGTAACCGTTAGGCCACCAGCCGTTACGGTTAGACCGCCTGAAGTTACCTCCATACCACCTTCAATAAAGACATCTTCAGGAACACGAGAAATCCCTTGTGTCATTTTAAAACTAGCCATTATCTATTCCTTTCTTAGCTAAATTATAAATGGGAGGGATATATGACACATAGTAAGTGTGCCATATACCCCTTCTCCATATAGTTAATTGTTAGAAACTACGATTCGCAGTAGTTAAAGTTCTGCACAAGCGTAGCAATTAATTTCCATACCGACACAAACTTCGGTAATCTTTGGTGCATTCCAAGACATAGTACTACTCCTTTCTTTAAGTTAAACTTAATACGCTACTAAGAAACAGTAGCACTAAACATGGTTGCAATATTAGAACCTGCAGCACATGTCACCATACCGCTTACGGTATATTGATTAGATGCTATGTCAATTAACTCAACATAATCACCTATAGCTCCTCCACCAGTTGTCGTGCCATTAAGTGTAATTGTATCCGAAGCAGCAGCCGTTACCATTGAACCCGCATCCGTACCATCTGCATCAGTAATTACAATCTGACCGTCTATGGTGTCTGTGGCATCAGCCACTTTAATTAAATAATTTGAGGTATTTACAACAGAAACAACAAATTTAAATACACTACCTGTGCCGGTTGCAGCAGGCAGAGTAAAGGTAGCAGCAGCGTCTCCGCCAACCTCTCCCATAAGAAGGGTTCTACCTGCATGATCTGCTGTAGTAATAGAAGCAGTTGCGGTTAGTGTAACAAGATCCCTTGTATGCCTATCGACATTTTGTTGGATTAGCCCTGATAATAGAGTCATCAAATGTCCTCCTAAGCCAATACGAGACGCATCGTTACATCTGTTCCGCCAACTCTGGCGTAATTCAAATATTGTGAATTGCCTGCTTGTTTTGGTACGGTAAGAGAATGCAACCCTGCAGCCAACTTAACATCGTTAGCAGTGCTTACCGCAGCCGTGCTGGAAGCGCCAAAGTTTACATAAATCTCACCGTCTAGATGCATCGTTACTAAATTATAACTTGAAACATTAGTTCCGCCTGCTGTCGAGCCAACCGTTACTGCCGACTGTACATCCCAGAACATATTGTTTCCTTGTGGTATCTGTGTCATAGTTTTCTCCTATTTAAAATGACGATGAACTTGTATAGACAGAACTGATTGATCTTGGAATATAAGTAGATCGCACGTAATCATGCCGGTTAATAAGTAAGGTTTGCATATTCTTTATGCCTTCCTGAAATAGCGCAAAACTGCGCTCATACAGCGGGACTTCACTCCTATACAAATAAGCATACGCAACTGCTCCATCTACAATTACATGACCAAATCTATCAGGAATCGTTGTTGTGTCTCCATGAGCAGATAAGTCTGAACTTGGGTGCGTGAAGTAATCAAAAGATAAAGTGTATGCTTTATTCGGAAAAGGCCAAAGTCCATACGTATTATCTGGTTTTCTAAATATATGAGTGGGGATTCCGCCTGCGTCAATCTGAGCAACAGTAGCTCCGGTTGAATGGCTGGCTGCAGTTGTGCTTTCTGCGCCTCTTGTTGCTCCCGTGAACGATGTTGAAGTTGTGCCAGTATACGTTATATTCTCTGTATTAATAATAATCGTGCCTGTTGAATCAAACGATGAAGCATCAGCAACAGATATAGTAGTGTCATCATCATCAATACCACTACTTAATGTAGTTGTTACAGTATCATCTTCTTGCTTTATATGCAATTCTAAATATTCGTGATAATCTAAAAACGATAACGCTCTAGCATCATTGCCTAAGCTTTCACTTTTTCTAATTCGTGCCGTAGCGTAATCTACATGCTTAGTATTTGATGGCAAAGCATAACTTACAACGCCAGCAGTTAAAGTTTGACTAGCAGTAGCATGATTAAACGGCCAATTAAACTCTCGCTGGTTAATGTAGCGGATCGCTTGGTTTACAGCATTTTTTGCTTGTGTTTGAATACCACGATCATCCGTAAAATCAGTTGAAGTTAATTTAACCTCATTTAACTTTACGAGCACGTCATTTGTGTATGTTAAAAATGAATTTGCCATTTGCCCTCTTTTACATTATGTAGTGGGAGGGATTTTTGCCCCTCCCACCATCATTAACTACGCAAGCTGATCTCGATCAACTTCATCCGCCTCTTCTGCATAACCATTTACATCAACAAGACATGCGTAAACTCGCAGCCTTCCTTCAGTAACGTCAGCAGATGAAGCAATGAGCTTAACATCAATCGTGTCGGTAGTGGTTACAAAACATTCCCACAAAGAGTCAGCACCAGTAATAACATCATTGGCCTGACCGTTTGTTCCTTCAGCGAGAATACCTGTTGAGGTAACATCTCCACCATCGATGATGTCATCACCTTCAGCAAAATCAATATCTACTGTTGGGGAACTACCATCAAAGGCTTTAAGAACTTCCGCTCCAGCAAACAACACAAAAGTATTTGCAGGAATTTCTAGAAGCTGGAAAATATCACCATTAGTACAACTATAGCCATCTGCAGCAAGAGCGTCGATGTCGAGAATAGCATCGACCATTCTCATAGCACTTCCTCGACGAGTAGCTTGCAAAGTTGCAATAGAGTCGGCACTTACGCCAGTGGTTGATTTTAGTGTCATATCAAAAGTTGCCATTGTAATACCTCCTCTATGCTATATTGTATTTCGCTGTGGCAATTGCTTCAGGTCGTAGAATCTTACGACCATAAAGGTGCATACCACGCACGATGTCAGCAAAGCTATCAGGATCACGATACGTTTCCGTCTTAGTGATCTGGCTTGCGGTTGCAATAGCAGAATTATGTCCACCAACAATCACACCATAGTTGGAGTTCTGATTCGCAGTACCAGAGGTACCTGGACCAGTGCCAACAGCAGGAAGGTTGTTAGAAACATAAACCCTAAAGCCGTAAAGATTATTTAGTGCAAGACCATTGCGAAGGCCACCGGCCTCGCCAAAGTCCTGATTGAGAAGTCGGGAATCCTCATCCATCAGCACTTCCATGAAGTGTGGTGAAATAACGAGCCACCGATTATCCTTGTCCACAAACTGCGTGTCCAAGAGTCGAGCCATTCTTGCCACAACCATATTAGGCGATGCAGTAGCTGTAGGAAGCGCACTTGCC